ACCGGCCCGCATGTTTGTGTCATACAACCCGGAGCCATATCTGGTTGTCGGTGTAACTGTTACCTGTTCCGCGTATGTATCAATACCACACGCCACCAGCATTGACGGCCGGAGCGTTTTTTGGTTTTCTGCTGCGATTGTCATGTCTTAACTCCCGTAAGCATCAGGGAATGATAAATCCAATCTTATGCCGGTCCATACGATCTTCCCGGCCTCTTTGTATCTGGTCTTTACTACGACCCTGCCCTCTCTCATTGCCCGGACAGTTTTGTATCCGTTAGATCCTGGCTCATAGAACGAAAGATCAAACGTGCCTCTGATTGGATCCGTTTCTGACAGCAATGTGGTCAGGTCGTTTTCGTATAAAAAATCCCATTCAAGTGTGACATCATCGTACCGCCAACCGTTTACATCGGCTTGAGTGTTTCCATTCATCAGAACAACCTTGTTTACGATGTTTGGCACTTGCTTCATCTCAAAGCCGTTAGAAAATGGGATGCTGTGTCCGTTCACTTTTAAAAAATCCATCAGCCCATTGCCCTCTTTGTGTAATCGTAAAGGTTTACAATCTGTTCTCCGACTTTTGTGCCGCCCAGCTCAACAACGACATTGATAACGCCTGGCATGGATGTCCCGCTGTTCTGCAGCGCCAGTCCGGTTCCAATCGCGTTGCTGATTTCGTCAGTCATCCCGGCATAGGATAACGACGGAGCATCGAGAACAACGCCGCCCATTGTGTCAACCGCAGCTTTTAACCCGGTCAGGTTTGACATGATACCCTCGGACATTCCGGCCGGGATCCATTTGCCTATCTGGTCAGCCATCTCCTTTGATGGCGAACTGATACCAAAGAACTTCTTGAATCCGCCAATAACGCTGTTGACAAATCCAGCAATCTTCTCCTTTAACCAACCGGCTGCGCTCTTGATGCCTCGCCATAGTCCCAGCACGATATTTTTGCCGATAGATACCATCTTTTTCGGCAAGTCATTGAACAGCACTTTGATGGCAAAAACCACATCGCGAACGACTTCCTTGATTTTTGCCCACAGATTCTTCCAGAAATTCCGGAAAGCATCTGACTTCTTCCACAGGATAACAAACGCCGCTACCAGTGCCGCAATCGCCGCGATTATAAGCGTAATAGGATTGGCAAGCATCAGTCCCCATAGACTGGATAACGCCCCTCCAATAGTGGACAGCATCGGAATCAAAGCACCAATGCCTTGAACCATCAGCCCAACGCCAATCAGCAGCGGAGACAACACCGCCCCCAGCGCAAGCAAACCCAACGCAACAGCCTGAACGCTTGCAGGAAGGTTCGCAAATGCGTTAGCAAGGTTTGATATTGTCTGCACAATTTGGTCAAGCTGTGGCCCGAAATTTTCAGCCAAAGAAGCGCCCATGACAAGCATTGCCTGTTGCCATGTGGCTTTGATGGTATCAATCTGGTCGTTTAGCTCGTTTGCCTTGTCAAGCGTTTCTTGGTCCACTCCAAGGTCAAGCTCATCAAACTGCTGCGACAACTCCCGGAGCTTATCTGCACCGCCCTCGATCAGCGGGTTAAGGTTCTGATAACTTTTGCCAAAAAGCTCATTCGCAAGAGCATTCCGCTCTGTCTCATTCTGGATTTTTCCGAGAGCGTCAATAGTATCATAGAAAATACTCTCCGCATCCCGGAGCTGTCCGGAGCTGTCTCTGGTGCTGACGCCAAGCTGTTTGAATATGTCACTGTCTGAAGCGGCCGCTTTTGTCACCTTGGCCAGCGCCTTGGCAACGCTTGTTAAATCAACATCGATCAGATCAGACGCGTACTTGAATTTTTGCAGCGCATCAGTGGAAAGTCCGGTCTGCATTGATAACGTGTTCAGCTCGTCTGCAGTCTGCCCGGCCTTATACGCCAGACCAGCCATTGCCGCAAGTGCGCCGGCGCATGCAAGGGAAACCTCGGCCATGCTTTGCCCGACCGCGCTGATCTTCCCGCCAGCCTCTTTCCAAGAATTGCCGAGACGGGCCACATCGCTGTGCTGTCTGGTAAAGTCTCGCTGTTCTGCCTCAAGACTTTCCAGCTTTCGCTCTGTGACCATGATCTCCCGCTGCAGATCCCGGTAAGCCTCGCTGTTCTCGTCAATGCCTTTGGCTTTTAACTGCTTTTGAGCATCCTTGAGCATAGACAGCTTTTTGTTTGTCTCATCTATGCTCTTATTCAGCAGTACCTCTTTCTGCCTGACAAGCTCGATATTCTTCGGGTCCATCTCCAGGAGCTTGTTTACCCACCGGAGCTCGTTCTGCAGGTCTTTCGTGGTTTTATCGACACCTTTTAGAGCTTTATCAAGCCCCGTGGTATCGCCTCCGATCTCGATTGTTATGCCTTTTATGTTCTTTGATTTCATTGGTTCCTCTTTTTAGAAAGCGTCGAAATCAGCTTGGTTCGCATTCCGGATATAACCGTTCTGGTCATAATCCATTTCAGTGAACATGTCCAGAATAATTCCGATGGTCAGTTCTTCCATATCTCGGACAGAAAGCCCCATCTGGACCGCCCGCAATATATACAGGGTTGTCGTTAGCTCTCTGCCGGATCTCCGTTTTTTGATTCACCAGCGATATTTTGCGTTTCCAGATTTCCGGTAATAACGCCCATGATCTCCGGTGTCGCACGAAGCAACGCAAACAGGTCAAACTCTTCCAGCCATTTCTCGAACGATGCGCCGGCTTTGTTTGAGTCTTCGCACATAGTAAAGGCCACTTTTTCAACCGCCTCTACATCAGAATCACTCAATTTTTCCAGGTCAATGTTTTTTAATTTTGTAAGATCCCGGAAAAAGTCTGCTCCTTTGAACAGTTTCCTGTACTTGATCGGCGTTGCTCCATTTGACCGGAATGTCTTTTCAATGTCTCCGATCTTAATAACTTGTTCCATGCTCTCCCTCTCTTTCATACAACGAAATCGGGGACAGCCGAAGCATGCCCCCGTTATCCGCTTTATTCAGATGCGCTGAAATCAGGCAGGGTTACCGCCGTATACCAAGCATCATAAGCAGCCTCGTCTGTCGCGTCTCTTGTTGTTGATTTGATTAACTGCGAATCAGGCAACGGCGAAGCTGTGAATGTCAGGTTTTCGGTAGCGACCTCAACCGTCTCTCCCTTTGTTTCGCCCTCAATGTCTCCGCGAGACGCCTTGCAGTTATACAGGCAATGTCTGATTGCTTTTGCGTCTCCAGTAAACTCAAACAAGAGTGCAAACGGCTTGCCCTCGTCTGATGCTGTCTCTACCAGCAACCCGTTATTATCGATCTGCGAACCCAGACAATCAACTTCAAAGCTGTCCGGAATCAGCGCGATCTCAAAATCTCCGTCATATCCGTTGTTTGCACTTGCGATATAATAATCAATATCATCGGCCCTGAAGACAGATTGCTCGGAGTTTGAACTGAGCGTCAAGCTCACGGCTCCCGGCAGTCTCTTCGGTGTTCCGAATGAAGGTGTATTATCCGCGCCAAAGGTCAACACCGCATAATAGGCGTTTTTTAACCCGTATCTAACTCTGTTCGGCATTGATTAAAACCTCCGTTTCGTAAGTTGTCATATATACTTTTTCGTCTTCGATGTAATCCGTTGACTTGTACCATGCGATTCCCGCGTCCCGCAGTTCGTCCTCGAAGTCTTCCTCCAGCTCAAAGTCTTTTTTATCCATAACCAGCTCAAAGGTCAATGCGCGGATGTTTGCATAATTCTCGCCGTCTGCCATCGGGTCATTCTCTGATGGATAATAATAGACCAGGTACGGTGGTGCCGGTTCCTCATCAAAATGATCGTAGGCCATCGGAACCCCCGCGGCCTTTGCGATGTTTGCAACTTCCTTCAGTGTCATATCCTTTTCACCAATTCGTCAAAATACTCTCGGTTGTACTTTTCTTCGACTTTTGCGATTTCCCCGGTGTGGTCTTTTCTTCCACCCGGATTAGCTGGGTAATGCCCGCCGCGTTTGGGACCGGTGTCATGTTCTTTCTCAAGCAGATGTGTAAGCTGATATTTCACGTTATAAACGGTTTCCCGATACAGCGTCTTCCCGTTCTTGTCTGCTCTGTGTCTCCACTGTCTTGCATAATCACCGGGGCTGACTTGTCGTAGCTCCGATGTGGCTTTCCTCGCCGCGTCTTTTGCTTCTTCCTCGACAATCTGATAAACTTCGTCCCCGTATTCTTTTAACAGGTCCGTCATTAGTCCCGTCAGCTTTTCCGGTTTTACATGCTTATTCACTTTCCCCAGCCTCCATCGTGCCGACCTTGCGCTCAAGGGTCAGCTCGATTGCGTCCCCAATAGATTCGCTGTTCCTGTAAACACGGATCACAGAGAACGTATCACCACGATACTCGACCAGCTTTTCCCCTTCGTAGTCCTCAAACATTGAAAGCCTGATTTTGATTTCCGGGTTCAG